TATGAAAAATATGATGGGTGAACTAATCGGATATTTTATTTTGATTGTGTTCGCATTTGGATGGATGGACACATTGTGGTTGTTCGGTGTAGAAGATTCTAAACACTATACATGGTGGTATCTAATTCAACAATTAGGAACACAGTTCGGTGGATAGAGTTTGGGAAACAAATCCTAATATGTTGATACCATATTATTTGATGTTTTCATATCTTTATTATGAAAAGAATATTAATTTAATTGAAGATACAGAGTTTGACCAACTGTGTAAAACTCTTTTAGAAAAGTTAGATGGACTTACACATATGCATAAACAGTTAGTTAAAAAAGAATCCTTGACAGCTGGAACTGGTTATGATATAGTGTATACTAATATGATAAAAGGTAGTGCAATGCTACTATTAGAAAAATGGAATAAATAAGAATTAGGTAAGTCAACCCCCATGTGGAGCCTAGTCGCTGAGTAAGCCTCGGACAAAAGTTGATGCAACAAAGGAGAACAATCTTCGGATTGGGAAAAGAGGGAACTTCGGTTCTCTCTTTTTTTATTTACGCACTAAATAAGTTCATGGAAAACTTTCAAGGTCAAGATTGATTTGTATGGTTCACTGGTGTTGTTGAGGACAGAAATGACCCAACAAAACTAGGTCGTGTTCGTATTCGTTGCGTAGGATATCATACAGACAATAAAACAAAAATACCCACTGAGGATTTACCTTGGGCATGGGTTATGCAAAATGTTCATACTCCAGCTATGTCTGGTTGGGGAGATACGCCTGGGTTCATGGTTGAAGGAACTTGGGTTGTTGGTTTCTTTCGTGATGCAGAATCATTACAAGAACCTATTGTTATCGGAACATTGCCTGGTGTTCCAAACCAAGCAGGAAACCCAAACTACGGATTTCATGACCCAAGACGTAGAGATGAAGACCCAGACAAAGAAGGATACAACATTTCAAAGTATCCGCCAACTCCTCTTTCTTCAAGTGACCACGGAATAAACGAGCCTGATACAAATAGACTTGCAAGAAACGAAACTGGTTTTGACCATAAGATGTTGACTACGAAAGCAACTGACCAAGCAAACTATATTAATATTCCAGTTGCAGGCGGAGTTCCTTTTGCAGAACCAGCGTCTGCGTATCAAGCGGAATATCCTTTCAACCATGTGATGGAATCAGAGAGTGGTCATATTAAAGAATATGATGACACAGAAAAGAATGAAAGAATTCATGAGTATCATAGAGCTGGAACTTTCTATGAGATTGATGGTGGTGGAAATAGAACTGTAAAGATTGTAGGTGATGGATATCATGTTGTTGCTGGTTCAGACCATTTGTTTGTTGGTGGTAACTGTAATATCACGGTAGAGTCTAATTGTAATATGTACGTCAAGAAAGATTGGAACATCCAAGTTGATGGAGATATGAATCTTTTAGTACAAGGTAATAAGACTGAACAAGTTATGTGTGGTGGAACTACTGAAGGTTTCTCAAAAGAGATTGTCAAGAATGGTTTCAAAACAACTTCGGTTGACCATACAGTTACAAATATCTTTGGTGAGAAATTTAATGAACATATTAAATCAGATATCACAAAAGACTACACCACAAATGTTATAGAAAGAATTGGTGGAACATACGACTTTGATGTTACTAAAGAAGTAACAATGGACAGTGCATCCACAATTAAAATTAATCAACCAAGTGCAACACAACTTGCAGCCCGTAAAGGTGACACTGCTGATACTGGTGATGACCCACCAGGCATCACTGGAGTTGATGGTTCTAACGTCATTGAAACTGGTTCACCTACTGTTCTTATTGGTGACAATGGTATTGCAGATGAAGTTGTAGAAACAGAATTACTTGAGGTTGACTTAGACCCAGTAGAAACAGTTAGAAGTGCGTATGGTTTGGATAATCTAAACATGGATGCAACACAAGCTCGTGCAATCTCTGATGGTCGTGCAGTAGAAATTGCAAATGGTATTGACCCAGACACGAATGAAGGTATTGAATATGGTGATGGTGGTGGAGGTGGAACTTCGCCTGTAACTGGAGAAGCAGGGCCGATACAAACAGAGTCATCTCTCAATCAAGAAAACTATACTGGTGGTTCAGAATTTGACCCATACACAAAAGAGTTTGGTCATAACTTAGAAGACAGACTTAGATTCTTAGGACATACAGACCCAAGAATAAGTCCACAACTAGGAAGAATACTTGAAGAACTTGCAGAGTCATATGGTTCTACTTTAACAATTACAAGTGCGTATCGTTCACCAACATATAATAAAAAAGTTGGTGGTGCAAAGAAGAGTGTACATCAAGAAGGACTTGCGTGTGATGTGGTGATGAGTAATACTACAAAAGAACAAAGACTTGACTTTATCAAAAAGGCAGGAGCTGTTGGTATCAAAGGTCTAGGATTATACTTTAGTTCTAGTAGTGGTGCAAACTTTATACATTGTGACTTAGGTAGAACCAGACAGTGGGGGCCTTCTGGTTCTAGGAAATCTCAATATGGTTGGGCAAAACCAACTCTTAAAGCTGCTGGTTGGTTCGTATAAATAAAGATAGAGGTTATCATGGAAATCATATGGACATTATTATTGACTGCGTGTTTTTCTGATACAAATTGTTTATATCAGAATGTACAGTTTTTTGAAAACAAAGAAGAATGTGTTGTTCTGAAAACAGAACTAGAAGTTATGAGAGATGGACATTGGGAAGAAATAGATTATCAGTGTAAACCTTTAGGGAGTCAAGAAGCATAATGGCAGTACAACCAGCATATAGAGATGCAGAGAGAACAAATAATTCTTCTCGTTCAGTGCAAATCTACAAAGATATTAATCTCAACTTTGGTAGACATCCAGTTACTAAGCAGATTAATACTTTGACTGATGCAGCCGCTGTAAAAAGAAGTGTGCGTAACTTAGTGCAAATAGGTGAATATGAAAAACCCTTTCACCCAGAGATTGCATCTGGTGTTCGTGATATGTTGTTTGAGAATATGACTCCATTTACTGCACAAGCATTACAAAGACACATAACGGATGTAATAACAAACTTTGAACCCAGAGCACTTCTTACTTCAGTTGAAGTTATTCCAAGGTTTGATAATAATCAATATGAAGTTATAGTAGAATTTTATATTCAAAACGCACCTACAGAACTTATTGATTTATCATTTACACTAGAGAGATTACGATAATGGCAACTACAGAAAAAAGATTAGACGTTACTGATTTAGACTTTGATGATATCAAATCTAATTTAAAAACCTTTATGAGAAATCAATCAGACTTTACTGATTATGATTTTGAAGGTTCTGGTATGAGTGCATTGTTAGATGTTCTCTCATATAATACACATTACCTTGCAATGAATATGAACATGGTTGCAAACGAAGCTTTCCTTGACACTGCGTCTGTTCGTTCTTCTGTGGTTTCCCATGCAAAGACATTAGGTTATATTCCTAACTCTGTAAGAGCTCCTATCGCAAATGTAAATGTAACTTTAAATAATATTGGTTCACTGACTTCTGCAACTATTCCAGTAGGAACAGTTTTTACTACAGTTATTGATGATATTAATTATCAGTTCGTAACAGTTTCGGAACATACTGCACAAACAGTAAATGGTGTATTAACATTTTCTAACATTCCTATTCATGAAGGAACATATGTAACTAATCGTTATACAGTAGACACAAAGAATGTTGACCAAAAGTTTTATGTTAATGATGAGAATGGTGATACATCAACTTTACTTGTTGATGTTTTTGATAATGCGTCTTCTTCAATTTCAACAACTTTCACACAGGCATTAGATAATACACAAGTTAAATCTAACTCTAATGTATATTACTTACAAGAAAGTATAGACGGTAAGTTTGAAGTTTATTTTGGTGATGGTATCACTGGTAAAGCATTATCTGATGGGAATATTGTTCGTATGAGATATGTTGTTACAAACAAAACAAAAGCAAACGGTGCAAGTTCTTTTACAACATCTGCGACCATATCCACTATTACTAATATCACAACTGCAACTGTTTCAAATGCATCTGGTGGTGCAGAAAAAGAAAGTATTCAATCAATTAAATTCAACGCACCTCTTGACTACGCAGCTCAAGGTCGTGCAGTCACAGTCAACGACTTCAAAGCAATTGTTCCTAAAGTATATGCCAACTCCAAGTCTGTTCAAGTTTATGGTGGTGAGGATAATGATATTCCAGTTTATGGTCGAGTTTATATTTCTATTGTACCAACATCTGGTTCTATCACTGCATCTGCAAAAAATCAAATTGTAAAAGATTTAAAAGAAACTTATAGTATTGCATCTGTCACTCCAACAATTGTTGACCCAGAATATACAAAGTTAAGATTGGGAATAGTCTTTACTTATAACTCTAAGAATACAATTAAAGCAAAAGAAACTTTAGAATCAAATGTTCTAACAACAGTTACAAACTTTAATACAAATAACTTAACTAATTTTGATAGTGCATTTAGACACTCTGCATTTACAAGATTAATTGATGAAACTGATGATGCAATCACATCTAATATTACAACAGTCAAGTTGAGTAAAGATTTTACTCCAACCATAAACACTGGAACAAAATATACTATTCCATTTAGTAATGCATTATATAATCCACATTCTGGCCATGACATGGAAGCTGGTGGTATTCTTTCATCTTCTGGTTTCAAAGTTGCTGGTAATACAAATGAAATGTTTTTAAATGATGATGGCAAGGGCAATGTAAGAATGTATTATGTTGCAGATGGTACAACAAACACTTATGAAGATAATACTGCTGGAACTATTGACTATGCAAATGGTCAAATCGTTTTAACTTCTCTCAACATTACTGAAGTTTCTAATGTAGATGGTGCATCTTCAAATAATATTAGATTAATAGTAACTCCAGAGTCAAATGATGTCATTGCAGTGAGAAATCAAGTTTTAGAAATAGATTTAACAAATACAACAATTAACGCAAACGTAGATACAATCGCAACTGGTAGTGCAAGTGCTGGTGTGGGTGTTGCAACCACAAGTTCATATAGTGGTTCATCATCTTCAGCATCAAGTTCTTCAACTAGTTCAACAAGTTCAAGTTCGTCAAGTAGCTCTAGTGGATACTAGTTATGGCCAATAATGATAATGTTTTAAAAAACAAAGTATCAAATCATATACAACATCAACTGC